CATTAAAAGTCTCCTTTTTCTTGTCCGTGATAACCTTGTCGATATAATTCTTGCAAATAGTCATCGTTGTACTTAATAAACATATAAATGTGGTATACCAGTGTAATGATACCAATACTTACCAGACCGCCTAAAATATCAATAGCTAATCCAATCATAAAGTTTTTAATATCACCTCGGAATAGTGGGACGAAGAAGCCAAAGAATAAGAATGTCCACGATAGGCCGATTTTAACTCGCTTTACTTTACCATAGTTATTTTTTAATGTAATTTTCATTAGTTGTTCTCCTTTTCGACATCATCAATAATAATTTGAATATTTTCTTGTGCTTTTTTCAAGTCCTTAACCATGTCATCTTTACGACCAGCACGAGCCAAGTATTTGATTGCGTTACCTGTTGCCCAAGCCCTAACCCCTGACATGTGAGCTGTTAAACTTGTGATATGGTCTTTTACTTGTGTGCCGTCTTCTAGTTGGTAATGACTTGGCTTGTATATGGGATCTGATACTAATAAATCGCTGTCCTCATTTAACTTATCAATCATCTATCTGGCTCCTTATAATTCATTTCTACATTTATAACCTCACGTGCTCTATCAAATACAAACACTTTAACTTCTCCACTGAATACTTTGGCTAATCCATCAGCTGTTGCGTTTGCATCTACTAAGTTGCCGTACGTTGCTCCAGAAGTTTCCCACGAGTCGTTATTTAATTTGCGGGTAGCTATTACAAATACTTTTTTATCTACTAAGTCCACAATTGTTCTCCTTTAATTTATGAATTAATTGTAACACGTCATATTATGATTATCAAGTATTATTTAAAATTTCTTTTATTTCGTCAAGTGTATACGTCCAAATATTACCCATGAAAGTTCCTTGTTGATTGTATAAATAATCCAAAATACAATCTGGGCTAACATAATCAAAATCAGATTTGAAAGTATCTTGCACCCCTAACAAGCCAAGGTTATCTTGCTCAATCTCCCAAAGCTCTAAATCTCTAAACTTTGGCGATTTACCTTTGATGTCGTAGCTGTATACACTTAATGTTTTCATCACTCACTCCAATATCTAACATTCTTATCCGTATCCCGACCCATCTTAACTGACTCGCCAAGTTGATTTAGGTAACTTATGGCGTATCTAAAGTCTCGCTGGGCTGTGCTTTCACTTAATTGGTATTTATCCCTGTGCTCCTTAACTAGTACATATTTACCCGTTTGTAGTTCGGTGATGAGGGATAATATACGGTCTGTTTTACTCATTTTTTAAAAATCCTCTCGTCTTCTGCCTTTTCCCGCTGTCTCCATCTTGGTATATTATGGTGGGTTTCAACTTTATTAAGGGTTTTCCCTATTTGACGCCAAAAAACTAAATTTTTATGTTTCTCACGTCTAACTTTACTCATACCAATTTACCCCTTTCAATTTCTAAATGTAACCTCTTCATATCTGCTCTAATAGTTGACATAGATATGCCAATGTGATAAGCGATAACTTGAATATCCTTTTCGTTTGTATGATTGATATATTCTAGTATTCTTGATAAACGTTTGTCAATCGTAGCTTTCTGTTTTTGTCGTAATCTGCCAAATGACTCATCAAATCTTTGTTTTTGCTTGGCTTGTTTTTCGTTATATGGTTGTGTTAGTGGTAAATTGTGTTCGTATAACATTAGTTTACCTCCAATAAATATGCGTTTTCGTGAATGTTACCAATGACTTCATACTTACCTCTATAAGCAACAGTCCAGTAATACTGGTCTTGGTCTGGAGTTAGATAGAACCCCATTTCATTATCATATTTAACCAATCTATTTTCTTCATTACTCCAATGAGTATCTATAATATCGCCCTCATAAATATCAACACCGTTTTTGTCTTTGAGACCTGTAAACCTACCTCTAAACTCAAACTTAGCTCTCCTATAAGTTTTTGAGATAAGTTCTTGAAGTGTATATATTTGCGTAATTCCTAAATCTTTATTAAAAAGTCGATATTTTAAATCTGAAAACATTTTATCTTCTGCGACAAACTGACCATTTTCGTTTCTACCTGAATAATGTTCTCTCATAAAATGTTCTTTTGGTGTTGTTAGTTTTAAATTGTCAATAGAATTATTTTCTCTATCACCATCAATATGATGCACTAGTTCGGTTCGCTTATCCAAATATCTGCCCAGTTTGTTCTCCATAATCAATCTATGAATAGCGACATAACCTCTAGAGTTTGCATTTGGGTGGTATGGGGCTTTCGCTAAAACGTAACCATTTTCTTTATACCTCCCTTTCCCCCTCTTGACAAATTTTTCATTTGAGTCCCACGCTCTAAACTTAATCTCTCGCATTATAATTGCTCCTGTGTGCCATCATCTCTAATTGCAAACACTTTAACGCTTTTAAATGTTTTGCTTAATCTGCCAAATATCAATCGCTTAATCTTAAACGAAGCTTGGCGTTTGAGATAGGCTGGGTCATAATGATTACCTGTGTATTGGCGTGTTAATGTGAAATTACTAGCGGTGAGTTGCATATCAATAGTATCCACATAATAAGTAATACTGTCAAATTCTACCATGTAAGCTATATATTTTGTCATCTTTTGTGACCTCCTTTAACTTATGTATTAATTGTAACACGTCATATATTGATTGTCAACACTTTTTCAAAATAAAAAAGCCAATTTATTAAATCAGCTTTTGTTTAGCGTTATTCAATTACAATTTAATAAATGCGTCTGCGTTAAACCAGATGATACCGTACTTACCAAATACAATACCAACACCATTGGTCGCTGTGTCGTACTTATCAATCGTGCCATTGTCATAACCACGACTAAACTTCATCACATCGCCTACTTGTGTTGGTGACATACCACGCGTCAGATTGTCGACAATATCCAACGGAATACCATTGTTCGTCCAATTAGCGTCTTTTCCGCCAGCCAAATTGTAGTTAATCATCTGCCAGATACCGTTAACTTTTGCAATTTTATCAACCTTGAAAGTTTTGGTGTTAGTAAAGTGATTGCCTGCATTTTTGAATTGTTGGATAGCTGATGAGACTGGCTGATTAGGTGCTGGTTTAGATTGTGGTACTGGTTGTGATGGTGCAACGATTGGTGAGCTGTCATTACCAACTCCATAAACAATATCATGGTTCAGTTTATCACGACTAACACCCCAATTAGCCAAGAATTGAATTGGATCTACGTGGTCCGAACCATGACCTGTAGCCGAAGCATAATTATGAGTTTTGATACCCGAAATATTTGGCGTATCAATCGTATAAGGAATGCCCGCTTGTTTTGCCAAGTAACGAGCCAACCAAATGTACGCTGGATATGCTTTATTGAAGTCTTCTTGTGATTTGATAGAACCCTCGACAAACTCAATTGCTCCCCAAGTCTCCCAATTCCAATCTCCACCAACGTCCCATGCACCACCGTTTGTATTCATCACTTGTCGAATATCTACCTGACCATTGGTAATGCCGACTAAGTGAGTATAGTTAGCTGATGTATAATGACCAGCCAAATAATCACGTTCGTTTTGTACAGATGAGTTGGGATTGCCAGTTGAGTGTAAATGAATTTGATGAAAGCCGGGTTGTAATTGGCTTGTGTTGTATACGTATCTATTGGGTACTACGATATCTTGTTTAATTATATATGTCATATTTTTATCCTTTATTCAACCTAAGTTACTTATTATGATGGTAATCCGTCATTTGTTAGATAACTACCACTAATCATCTAGAAGATTAATCAATTTTAATATGGACATTTTCAACGTAAAATTTAAAATCGCTAGCGTCAATACCTTCTTTGGTACTAATCATAATGTACGGCCTAATTCCTTGAGTGTTCAAAGCAGATGCGTCATAATCTGTTTTTTGACTAGCTAGAGTTTCAACGTTTTTAGCAGCCACTGGTGTCTTAGAAAAAAATGTTACTTGGTCTCTGAACCCTTTGTACTTATTATTACCAGCAATGCCAAAAAATAAATTATAATCATCTGAACTATGATTACATACATATTTAATAGCTGCATGTATGGTATGTTTAAAAGGCTGTACATCTTCCAAAACGCCCAGACCGATGCTGGTACTAAAACTAGTTCCTGAACTGGAAACTAGGAGCGCTGGCTTCCCATTATAGGTCGTTTTTGAAAGAGGCTTCGCATTAGTTTCACCATACTGAAGAAAGGCTGATACGTCGCTATTTATCATATTTCCATCTTTTGATAGGGTTTCAATAAGTTTGAATATAACTTCCTTATCTTGGTATACACTGTTAGACTCTTCCAAATAAATCGTATCATCTGCAAGCGAGTCAATTGTTTGGAAAGACTGTTCGATGAAGTTACTGTCTCGTATCGTCACATTTCCTTTACCTTTAAAAAGCTTGTTGCCTGATAAAAGAATTCTGCATTGTTTTAAAGTAAGAGTATAAGTATAATTCGATAGTTTTTTTTGCAATATGCCATGATAATTATTCTCAAGATGGCACCCAACAAGATTAATTTTTCCCCAATCACTTGAGTCTTTGAAAACTACAATATTAAAATCAAATGAACAACCAAAAAAATTAATATCCCAAGCAGTTTTTGTATAAACTGCTGTTGTGGCTGCTGCAAAAACTGATGAATAAAAGGAAAAATTTTCGTTCGAATCATTCAGTGCAATATCGTCATCGCCAACCATCAGATTTGTGTTGTTACCTTCTAAATGAAAACTGTAATAGTTCCCAATATAATGATGAATTGCGTACCAGTGTATACCCTCATCAAAACCAGTAATCATCACTCCTTGCATTGAATATCTTGATACTGGGAAATTTCCACCTAAATCAGTGTTATTTCCAACAGCTAAGCCAATACAATCTTTTGGACCATCTCTTAGAATCATTAAACCGCCCGAACCGCCGTCAATGATGTTTCCTCTAGTGTATCCCTGCTTATAAACTATACTATCTGAATATTTTGAAACATCATCTTTTTGTTTAACCCAAATGCATGGCGTTCCTGACTTGCCGTTATACTTCAATTGTACAAAGCCTATGGCTTTCAACTTAACCATCGGAGGTAACACTAGTGTACTGCTTATTTCATAAACACCACTCGGAACATCAACTTCAAAGCTTCCGGTAATGGTTTCTTTGTTTGCTAAATTAGCAAAATTAGCATAAGCAGCATCAATAGCTTTTTGGAAAGCTGACGAATCGTCTGTTACCCCATCTCCGGTAGCGCCAAACTCTTTAACATTATTATATAATGTTGATTGATATATACCATTCTCAATATTATTTAATTTAGCTGACGTAATCAATTCACCGCTTTGCCACTCGTGTTTACTGTAAACCATGTATTTTTCTCCTTATTGTGCGGGTGTTTTGGTAGTAGTAAATCCGGTTTGGTTTGTTCTTGTAATAAGCGCCTCGGCTTGTTTCAATTGCTCATCAGACACATTGGGCTTCACAGTACCTAGCGTTCCATTTGCTTTATTCGTTGCATAGGCTTGTTTAACATACGCCAATGCTTGTTCTTCTGTGAAATACTTCTCATACCCATTATCTTTAATACGCTTCAATAGGTTTGATACGGCGTCTGCTTGTTGTATTGAACCATTGCCAATAAGTTCCTGCGCCTTTAATACAACTTGGCTGGCTGTGGTTAATGCAAACTTGACACGTTCATTCTTAGCTGAAGTAGCCAGTGTCTTAAACCAATTGCTTACTGTATACCCCAACCCAATAGCCAATGATACGCCAACCGCTGTCTGTAATAAGCCAATGATGTTACTGATTGTCATGTGTTAATCCTCTTCTGCGTTCTTAAAATAATATAGGATAGCCTTGCGCACTGCTTCACTCTTGGTTACTCCTAATACTTCGCTGATGGTTTCAAGTCTATCCTTTGTTGCTCGGTCGACTCGTACTGAAATATAAACTGGTTTGTTCATAGTCTTATTGTTCCTTTATATAGTATCATAGGTCTATTGTATCACGCAAGAAGTAATAAAGCAAGTAATTTGATGTGCCATGTGAGATATTAAAATAATTTCCAAAAATTTACCCGAAAAACATTTATTTTACCCGAAACTCCCCCAAGAATACCCCCCGCTCAACGCTACCCAACCTTGACCCCCTTGACC